GATAAACCTGTAGGACAAGTCACATCCCCAACTTCACAATTTACAACATTTTCTCCTTGTAAAGCTTGAACTTGACAAGTTGCTGTTTGTGTTCCATCAACAGCCGATGTAGTTCCTAAAAAAGTATGATTCTCATTCGTTAATACAACGGTAAAACCATCTGTTAAATCTATCAAATCAATTTGTGCACTTGCTTTAATTGCCATTTTATAATCTCCTTTTATCAATAATCAAAATCACAAGTAAATGTACTTTTAATGTATACATCCCTTGTTGTTATAGTCAAAATAAAGCCATTATCACTAATGCGTTCATCTGTTGATAACAGCTCTTTAAATTCATCTTCATTCATTCTTTTTACTTTCCAAATGATCCTTGCATTTTTACCAAAAATATTATACATATCATTTGAATTTTCAATTCTTTTATCTCCAACGATAATTGACACGGTAAAAGTTGTAGAGATATCGCTGTTTTTAAATGATGTCCCGTTTGAACTGCTGACATGTAATACAATTGCGTCTTTACCATCTCTTAAATTGATACAGGTAACCTCACAAGTTGCTTTTACACTATTATTGATATAGCCGTCAAAATAGTATGTCTTCTTATCTATAAAATCCGATGATTTGACTAGTAATTCCTTTTCTTTTGAAAGTATCTCTCCATCTTGTGCATACCATATAATTTCAAATTTTGAAGTGATATCAACTCCATTGTTCTTAATCAAAGCTGTTAGAATCGTTTGATCATCATCGTTTTTAAATAAGATACCATTGTTAGAAATAATATTTGCATCATAAATTTTATTTTGTGCTATTAGATCCTTCATCTCGTTTAACAATGAAGAATTAACTTGAGATTCAAGTTCCTCAAAATTATCAAATGTCGTTTTACAATTATCTTTATTTACAAAAGAAATTTGTTGCTCAGTAATACGGGCCTTTAAATACAAAGTTGGTTTGTATTCACTGTCTTCAATAACAAATGTATCCCCTATATCAGCATCAATATAGCCATCAACTGTATACGATACCTGAGGTATGCAGTTCTTTTTTAATTGTGCAAGAGCTTGGCCATATAATGTGTTTACATTATCCGTATCATAAGTCCATACTTTGCAAATATAACGACCGTTTATATCAGCCATCAATGTTGAAGGGAATCTGTCTCTTGCTTGAGGAGCTAGAATTTCAATAGTTCCTTTAGGGCTAGAATATTCTAAATTTCCATTTGCGTCAAATTCGCTTTTATCAAGATCCGCTAAAGTCAAATCATTATTGCCTGTTGGTCTAATAGCAGTGTATAACTCAGTAATATCACTTTTTTTCGATATTCCTTTTATATCATTTCCATATTTGATAGTACCTTGTTTTGTTTTATCGGAGCCAATCCCTTGATGATTGTCATCATGTTCTCTATAGACATTCATGACTATTCTTTTAAGTGAATAATCCTTATCCAATTCGGTTACAAATTCAAGCTCAGTATCAAATACATTTGCTAGAGAAAACAGTCTGGCAAGAATAGTATCCGTACCTTCCCATTCGTTTGTTATACGTTTGTCACTGACTTCATTTATTCCTATTTCAAAAGGCTTTTCAAAGTTGAATGCTGTAATATACTGCTCAAACGACATTGCACCAGACGCCTTATACGAACCTGTTTCTTCATTTGTTAATTCAAGAGATAAACCATATGCAGTAACTGTTGTATATATCTCATCTCTATCAACATCGACAATATTTAAATAATATCCTTTATCTTTATATAAAAACGATATTTTGTTTCCTACTGTCAAAAATTGAGCATCCTCATGATCAGTAAATGTTTTGAATGAATAAGTATATGCTGCACCTTTTAAATAAGTGTGTAACTCATCATCCCAATAGTGCATTGCTTTTTCAATTGAATTATCAAGAAAAGCGCATACTTCATCATATGCGCTCAAAACTGCAATTCTAATATATTCCATTTTCTACAACCACGCCTCTCTTATTCTGACTTTTATTGTTGGTTGAGTTTTTGTCCACTCACTAACGTAGAATTTGATCTTTGTTTTTCCTGGAGCTGCTTTGAAATATTGAGTACCTAATATCTCTTCACTTTGTTTTTGCATTCCATTGACGAAAAAATGTGATGTCTCACCATCAATAGAAAGAACCGAGTGTTTTGAATATCTGTTGGGTACATCGTTCCATTTATCAACATGCATTTTTTGGATATAGAAATTATCAAACCCTGCATAGTACATGAATTTGTTGCCATTTCTATCACCCCATTGTTTTATGGAAATTTGAACTTTTGCACATTTCATATTTTCAATTTCAGGAACTGTGTAAGTGTAATACTTTCCATAATAAAAAAAGGTTATTCTTGAACCTTCTTTACGTAAATCACAATGCCCCCAATCCCAATACCAGGGATTTTGAGATTGTAAATGCGAAGTTGTATAATTCCATGTTTTTAATACTTTTCCAGCCATGGCATCCGAAGATTTAACATCAGGATTATAGACAACAAAATCATATGAAGCTGTATTTCCTGCGGAGTCCGTTTTATACCAGTTACACCCTGCAATAAGTTTGTTATCCTCAGTTAAAAAACTGATAGACATTTCACCGGTTTGACCCATCAAGTTTGCATAAAACAAAAGATGAAAATATGAATACCAATTTTTACAGCCTGTATCTCCATTTGAATCTGCAGGTAAAATGAATGTTCTCATTCCGCCATTTGCTGAACCTT